AAGTTCTTCTTTTGTTAATTTCACAAAATTATCACCATATTTAGTAGATGTCTCCAGCGTCGTTATCCTGACATTTCAAGGATGTCTCCAGGGCGTCCTACCTGACATCAAAAATTTTATATAATACTTCTATTTCTTAGCCTTCTTTAACGGTTGCCTTGCCAACTCATCCTCTAACGTGCCCGGCTTGGCCATGCTGTCCCGTATATCCGCCAGCAATTCCAGCAACATACACTCAAAAACGCTGAGTTTCCCCTCATCCTCCAACTTCATCAGCCGCTTGTCTCCTACATATCTACTTCTTGTTGGTCTTGGCATATTACCTCTCCCTTATCCTGCCCGTCAACCGGGCTATTTCGTTGGCCAGCTCCTCCAGTATTTCACGGGATAGTTTCTTCCCGCCATTGACGGCCAGCCGTTCCTTTATTTTTTGCTCAATGAGGTCTTCGTCAACCTCTATTTTATCGTCAACCAGCTCGATAACATCCCCATTTACATCAATTATCTCATCATCCCCATTTCCTATGGCTGTAAACTTAGGAGTCACTATAACAGGCTCCCCCTTCTCCGGTTCGACCTTTTCAGTGGCCTCATAGAGAGCCAGGAGCATATCGGCGCATTGTTTAACCAGCTTGCGGTTCTTGGTGGAGAGGACCCGGCCTTCTTTGAGTTCAAGAATATCGGAGTATTTATCTCTAAGTTGGTCAAGCGTTTCTTCCAGTTTAGATGTATCAGCATTTACTTCAACGGTAATCTGGTTTTCTGCTGACTCCTGCCCTGGGCCCGGACGTTCTGCCCGCCTCATTGTCCCGCCGCATTCCTCACACTTGATATCTTTACAATGCTTATCTGATGTGGTCGTCCAGCCGCACTTTATGCACTCACATTTATATGTCTGCTTTTCTTCTGCTACATCAGCTTCTTTGCCCTCATGTTCCTTCACCCATGCCTTGGCCTTGGCCATCGTCCACCCCTTGGCCTTGGCAAACAGGTAGGTTCTTACCTTCTTTTCTTTCCCGCAATACAGGGCCTTAATGCCTTCCTTCTGGGAGATGTCTATTGTGGCCGTCACCTTGCAATCTCTTACAGGAATGCGTATGTATTCTTCCGTTTCCTCGGGCTTGAGGACAACATCTGATGTTACCTTAGCAGGGTCATCGTCTGCAAGGCCGGATACATCGTCAATATATTCCAACTTATATATAATCTCAATCCCTAAGTCCTTCTTTAACTCCTCCCCAATAGCCAGCCCCTTGCCAACAGCAATGGTCAGAGCTTCCGGGTTACTTGGAACGGGCACGCAGGAATACTCGAGTAATTCCCACTCAGTATAAGTACGTTTGGGTTTTACCTTGCTTCCCTTCTGCTCCGCATCATCCCACTTCAGGGGTACAAAGCCAATTGAGAAAGCCTTTAATGCCGGGCCGGTATCCTTCTTACCGTCAAAAATAGATTCTGAATATAGCCTATATACCTGGTCAGCAAAATCATGCTCCAAAAACCTGGTTTTAGCCCGCAGGCCCTTTTCATCAGATTTAATCCAAAGGTTTTTAGCTATCGGCAATTGGTCATAGCGGTGTGCCCACATTACCACCGGGTTTTGACGATAGTTCTTTAATTGGGCCCCAGACGGCTGCACAATCTCCCCATCCCGGTCAATTACCCCCGTAGTGATGTAGTTTACTACTGCCCGCTCACCCTTATTTATTTCAACCCGTTCCGATACCCTGCCTTTTCTGATAAGCTCCAGGTCATCGGCATCTATCCCGGTCTCCTGGGCCAGTTCTGCGGCTCGGGCCGGGTAGATGTCCTTCAGTTTAAGTCTTTCTGTTATCCAATCCATAATTTAGTCACCTTGTTGATTACCGACGATCCCCCGCGAAGAGATAATTGGCAATTGTCTATCCTCTTAAAACTATTCTTAAAATATTCTGTCCAATAATCTCGGTTAGAATTTGTTTTTGTATGACACCTATCGCAGAGAGCAATAAGATTATCAGGATTACCGTTATGTTTATCATAGTCAATATGGTGGACAGGTAATTTCCTGGTATTTTCTAACTCAGGGCATCCACATAATTGACACCTATAATAATCCCTTTGCCTAATTGCCTCTTTGAGATTATTATCAAATCCTTTCGGATAAATATCTTTAGATACCCCTCCCATCCAATTCGGATTATTGGAACCCGTAATACGGGGATCATTCTTTTTGAATTTCGCCGATGAATTAGATGGCTTTCCTTTCTTAGCTTTTGCTATATTATCGCAGTGTTCTTGAGAAAATGGGGCATATTCTCTTTCACGAGAAGCCTTTCCTATTTTAGCCTTCCAAGCATCCGCTTTTTCTTTTCCTACTATGTCTTCATAGGTTTTACCTTTCTTTATATCTTGTTTACCTTTGGCTATAACAGACATACGCTTCTTGAGTGCTACTGCAAAATCATGGTCAATCAACATATATTCCGATCTTGATAATCCATGTATCTTAAGATGGGTATTGGTAATATCTTTGAAATCTCTATTGCAAAGTTTACATACCATTAGTCAAATCTCCCGTAAAATCGGCAGGATTGAGCATCTGCACCGTGGGTGTAGCGGCGGATCTACAATATCCTCGTAGTCAAACAACGTCTCACTCCCATCGCTCCAGGTATGGCTCGACCCCTCATTGAAAAACGCCTTACCCAGCCCCATTGTCTTACCATCCATATCCATGCACATCTGGCAGGTTCTTTCATCGAAGGCCGTTACCCATTCCTTTCCCTCAACTACCCCGCTCTGAACGAACGACTCCTCGGCGGCAAAGTTACTGGACTTGATTATTTCTGTACGGGCAATCATCTCGGCCCGGCTCTTGGTAGCCGTGGTAAAGATATTCTGTATCCTGTCCCGCAACTTCGGGATGCTCTCCCCCAATCGCACTCCATCCTGTAGGGTAGCTGTCAGGCCGCTCAGGGTGGTCTCGTTGAGTTTAGCAGTGAACTTGGCAGATTCGGCCAGGATGAACTCCTGCACAGCCTCGGTGTTCATATCAAAGGATATTCCTACTAGGTTGTTAAGACTGTCCCCTCCGGCTATCCGGATGGAGTCGGCTAACTCACGCTGGGCCAACTGGGTAGCTATGGGGTCCCAGCGGTCTTTGTCAAACAGGATGTTAGGGATAACTATTTCTTCGAGTTCTTTAACCCCCCGGTATTCTGTGCTGGCCAGGTTAGACAGGACTTCTTTTTCCTGCTTCCTGAAAATGTCAATGAGCTTTAGTTTTAACCGCCGCTCCTGCGGTTGGGTTATTTCAATGAATTTCGTCCAGAGAGCAAGTTTTTTCTGCTCACCCGGACTTAGGTTCTTACATTCCTTGAACTGGTACGTCCATTGTCTTACCTCTTTAGGTTTTTTTTTTAGTATATCATCCTGCTTATCGGACAATCTCTTAATTAACATTTTTTTGTTATTTGAGGAAATAGCCAACGGGGCCAGCTTCTTGGCCTGCTGGATAATCTTCATTCCTTCCTGGATTTGGGCCGTCTCTCCTATCGGGATAAGGTTCATAGGTAGGTAGCGGTCATCTCCACCGTCTATCTCATCCTTGCCATCAATCCTGCGTTCCTCGTTGGTCGTAGAGTAGCCGGTATCAAAGTGAGTCTTTATCTCTGTCAAGCGGAGTTCCCTATTCTGAGGGACACAGTCATCGAAAGCAACGAACAGCCTCTCATCATACATCGGCATTAACTGCTCATTGATTTTCTGCTCAATCCGCATTAAACGTGGCCTGATGGTCTCCTTCATCCAGAAGTAAATCGCAGCATCCATATTAGATCGATTAACCCCTTCGGTAGCAATAAGCGCCTCCGTTTGGCCGTATATAGCGCATATCTCTCCCCGTGTCCAAGCCCGGCCTTTTAGATATTCCAATTCCTTGGGAGACATAGAAAACGGTTTTGCAGTATAACCAGGCGGCAGGAATGCCCCTTTGCCCACGTTGGCTGCACCTTGATATTTCTCCTTCCAGGAGCGGAGCATCCGTTGAGCAGTAGGCCCATCAATCTCATCCTTGGTTTCAAAGACCATATCTGGCCGGGCCATATTTTTAAAGGTGGCATTAGAGTATTGGGCCATATAATTATTGATGTTTACCGAGTCTATCGCAGCATAGAAAGGTGACCAACCATAGTATAACGAGGTCAACGAGGGATAACGGAAATGCACTATCTCTTCTGGTGAAAACATTGTTGGAGTTCCCTGCCCCCGGGCCCGATATTCATAATGAGAAATAAAAGTTTCTTTAGATGGGACAATGGTCATATTCTGAGAGGGGAGCACCCAGATTTCTACCGGCATACCCAGCTTGTTGCGAGGGATGTACCAGTAGGCATCCCCGGTCTGCTCCAGGAACATAGTCACTAATTCCATCATATCAAATTGGTTCCAAAATGAGTTAACGTTCTTCATTAAATCAAGGAACGGATGTTCTGTAATCTCAACTACTTCAACCGCTTTGGCCAGATAGGGCTGGAGTATCTTGGATGACTCCATGTATGCCCGCTGGGGGTATAATACCTTCCGGGTCGGGAAGTTGAGCTTGGTCTTCGTACCCTGCTTAGTTGAGTAGAGCCGCAGGGGCACGCTGGCCACCCCCGTAGAGTTCCGGGAACCGCAGACATACACCCAAGATTTATACTCCTCTACTGCCTGTTTAGCGTCGCCTTCCCTCACTGCCCGCCTGCCGGTTGTGGAGGGACTGGAGGAGAAAAAGCGGTCCATATCACTGCGTTTTATGATGACGGGGAAAAGAGACCTTATCCTATTCCATACTCCCATATTTCATTCACCTGGTTAATCTCCTTTACCCTCATCTTCTCTTGAACAGCAGGTTCCTTCAACCATTCATCGGGAATTATATATCCGCCTTCTTCTATATCATCATCCTTCTTGAAATATAGTTTTCCTTATTTCAACTTATTGTCACAAATCCACCACTACTATTTCCTGGAATGGCTTATGCCGGTGACTCCAAAGAGCCATTCTGAAAGCGTCACAAAGGTGGTCCTTCCATTTAACCGGTTCCTCCAGCATC